ATTCTTATACTTAAGAACGGTTTCAAAGATCCGGTATTAATTAAAATCTTTAAGAGATAGGAACTCTTAAAAACGCGCAACACAATAATTCTTAGTATTTTGCCTATCTTACCGTACAATAGGAAGAAAAGGTTTCGAGGCTCGATGTATCATGATATACACCGAGCCTTGCGGTTTTAGATATATAAAATAAATAGATCATGTACCCATTACTTAAAAATAATAGAAATGATTTTTTTGGAAATATTATAGTACCTCTCAGACCAAAACAATATACTATAGTTGTATTATATTTAAATGGTTATAAAAAAGAATATTCATGTATTGAACATCCATGGAGATATATTGAAAAAGTGAAAAAAAATCCAAAAGTAAAAAATTGTTATATAAAATAATAATTTTTAAAAATAATTGCCCAAAAATTTTTTTGTTTCGAAAATTTTGGTTATAATAAAATATATGAAAAAAATAGATAAAGTATTATTAGATTATAAAAGAAAACAAACTAGAGGTTTAAACATAAGAATGGGAATAATTTACTTATTCACTTTTGCAATTGCAGCTGTAGCAGTTTTAAGTTTTTATGGAATGATTACATTAACATCTGCAATTTAGAATATTATGGGCGGATTTAAAGTAGGACCATCATATAGAACAAATAAATTATCATCTTTTCCTGGTGGAGTTATTGTTATAGTAGAACATCGTGATGGAAGGCGATTTGTTTATGATAAAATAAAATACCCTCAAAAATATATTAAAATTGTGAAAAAAAATCCATTAGTTAAAGATGCTTGGATAAAACAATTTTGAAAATAATTGCTCCAAAATTTTTTTATTACAGAAATTTTGGTTATATATAATAAATTATATAATTCTGAAGTATTATAAAAGAATTTGAGAATTTGTCACTGACACAACAACTTTTATTTTATTTTAGAATTTTAAAAAGGTTCTTTAAAATATTAATTATTTATCATTATTATTCAGGCGAAAAGTTAAACCCGACCATTTTTCGTGGTTACGACTAACGATTAGACGGGGATTTGGGTCTGGAAAAACGAAATAGGTTAACCACATCCTTGTAAGCTGGAATTTTTTAGGCAATATGTACCTTTGTATACAATTGTGCTGACTACAGCAAATTTAAAAAGTTCTTTTAAATAGCCCAAGGAGGCGGCAATAATAGCCGCTAAATAATCCGGAGATCATCTTAACATTAGAAATCAGTGCCGGACGTCTGAAAATGATGATAATATTAATGTTCTTTTGCAATTGTGAACTAAAATAAAAATTGACATGGTTTAGATCAAACCGAATAGTGATCTTTACTTTATACGCTCCTACGGCGGTAGACCTCACGCAACTTTGAGGTAGATAGTAGTACTGGTTCGGCAGCATTTTGGATGTGATGGTTGTTGTAGTACATAGTTTCGTGTATAAATCCAAAATACTAAATTAGATAGCCAAACTAGACTCAACTAACATGAATCTGTTATTCACCAAGGGCATGGAAGGAACTTTTTAATGGTGTATGTTAGTTTTTTAACAAATTTTAACATAAAATATTTTTTTATTTAAAATATTATTGTTATATTATAATATGATTCTTTACCATTGGTAGGGAACTTACAAAGGTTTCAAACGCTGAACCCGTTAATCAGCGTTTATTTAATAAATTTATTTGTGTCTATGTGAGCATAAAATAAATGATTACCTGAAAAGGCGGAAACTAACAGCAAATAGATTTTTAAAAATGTTGCTATAAATTGAAACTTTATGAAATTTTTTCATAATATATAATATATAAAATAAATTTAAGTAATGGCAATAGGAATAATTTTATTAATGGTATTTGGTGGATTAATTGGATATTTAATTGGATATGCAATTGCAAGAAAGAAATTTTATAAACCAACAAAAACTAGCGCTAAAACTGGAAGTATTAGAACTGGTAGTAAACCAGGTACTATAAAGAAAAGAAAATAAAAATTAAAAATTAAAAATTTAAAGCTTTCGAAAATGAAAATAAAAGAAAATATGAGAAATATTTGGAACGCGGCCGATGATAATGGCAACGTGAAGGGAAGAGAGATGTTTTCTGCTAATAAAGATATTATAAATTATTGAACTTAATTATAATTATAAAATAAAAAGCGGAAACCAACAATTTCCGCTTTTTTTATCATAAATAAAAATAAATGTTCATTGACGTATTGGTTTTTTTGGATCCGTGGCCGAGATAGGCGCGAGGCACCACACTTTTAATGTGGGATACGAAAGTTGTACGTGGGTTCGATCCCCACCGGGTCCACCATGGGTTTTACTAATTTCCAAAGTATGACAAAAAATTAGATATGCGTTAGTGGTGTTAGTGGATAAGCATATGAGATTTCCAATCTTGAGGGGCGGGTTCGAATCCTGTCTAGCGCACAACAAAAATATTTAAAATAAAACCGTAGTGAAGAGAATGAGTTTCATCGTAGTTCAATTGGTTGAACAACCGCCTTCCAAGCAGTAGTTCCGGTTCAAATCCGGCGCAGACTCTCTCATTTTTCTCGGTTTATTTGGCCTTATGAGCCCGACTGGATGCGCGGGATTTAGACTGTCACTCTTCAAAAACGAGGATTCGAATTCCTCTAAGGCCGCATCACTAAATAATTTTTTAGTTCACATAAAAAATTATTAGTTCAAATTTTCTAGTAAATAAATAAAATAAAACACTATGAAGATTTGTGAAAATTGTAAAAGTGAACATAATGGAAATTATGGTTCAGGTAGATTTTGTTCAAAAAAATGTGCGAGAGGATTTAGTACTAAAGCTAAAAGAAAAGAAATAAATAAAAAAGTAAGTAAAACACTTAAAGAAAAAGAAAGTGGTCATGGGAAGGTAAAAAAAATATGTCCTATTTGTAATAAAATTTTTTTTGTTGTATGGATGAATAGAAAACAAAAATGTTGTTCAATATCCTGTGGTGTAAAAATAAACGGAGGTTGGAAAAATGTTCATAATAAATTAAATAAAGAAGATTGGTCAAAAATAAATAAAAAGGCATATGCCAATGGAAATAATTATGTTGCAGGAGGTACAACTAAGTGGTATAATTATAAAAATATAAAAGTACAAGGAACATATGAATTAAGAACTTGTAAAATACTTGATAATTGGAAAGAAAAAAGAAAAATAAAGGACTGGGAATATACTAATGATAGAATTGAGTATAGAGGATTAGATAAAGAAAAACATAATTATCTTTTAGATTTTAAAATTTTTGAAAATAATGGTTCTTTTTATTACATAGAAACTAAAGGATATGAAAAACCAAATGATAAATTAAAGTGGAAAGCAGTTAAAAATAATGGAAATAAATTAGAAGTTTGGTTTAATGAAGATATAAAAGAAAAAGAGAATAAAATTAAGTAATATGAAAAATTATACAAAAGAAAGAATAACAAATCAATTGCGAATTCATTGGCATTGGTTAAAAAAAAGAGAATCTAAAGAAATTGCTGCTTTTATAATTGCTACTATTGAAAAAAGCGAAAAGGATAATGAAAAAGTAAAAAGTTGGGAAGAAGTTAATAATGAAAAAGTAGAAAGTCGGGATGATGGTGGTTGTAGTACTGGATTAAATCAGGATTAAATGAAAAATAAAAATAAAATTGGGACTATAACTCAGTTGGTTCAGAGTGATACTCTTACAAAGTATAAGCCGTGGGTTCGAATCCCCCTAGTCCCACAAACATAGGTCATTGGTGTAATGGTAGCATTTCGGATTCCAGACCCGACGATATGGGTTCGAATCCTATATGGCCTGCAAAATATAATTATTAAATGGATGTATGATCGGAGCTTAATTGTTCAATGTTCTTTAAGCTGGATTGATCTCCAGAGTAGGTTAAAATCCTGCTGCATCCACCATGGGGGATTAGTATAGTGGCTATTACATTTGGTTTGCAACCAAAAAACAGGGTTTCAATTACCCTATTCTCCACAAAGAAAAAATTGAACTCTAGATTTGAATATATATTAAAACTAAGGTTCAATTATGTACTATATAATTTATGAAACAAAAAATATAATAAACAATAAAATTTATGCTGGATATCATAAAACCGAAAATTTGGAGGATGATTATTTAGGTTCAGGGAAAATTTTAAAAAAGGCTATTAAAAAATATGATAAGAAAAATTTTCATAAAAAAATATTATATGTTTTTCCTTCTAAAGAAGAAGCGCTTTTAAAAGAAATTGAAATTGTTAATGAAGAATTTATTAAAAGAGATGATACGTATAATATTAAATTAGGAGGAGAAGGAGGTTGGGATCATACATGGAGTGATCCGAAAAGATTAAAAGCTATAAGAAAATCTTTTAAAGAAGGAAGAATGAAAGGATGGCAATTAACATTCAAACAAAGAAGTAAATTATGTTCTGGAAATAATAATGGATTTGAAGGAAAAACTCATTCTAAAGAATCCAGAAAAAAAATAGGGGAGGCACAAAAATTAGATAATAAAATAATAAAATTACGATTAAAGGATTTTAAAGAAATAGAAAAATCTTGGGGATGGAAAATTAAACTTGGGAAAAAATGGAAAGTTTCTCATACTCAAGTAAATAGATTTATTAAAACATATGCCGGATGATACGCCTTTTTATCGAGGTGCCGGCACCAGCATTAAGTAATAAATGGAGCGTGTAGTGTAATGGCTAACATCCCTCACTGTCTATGAGGAGAAGGGGTTCGAATCCCACATGTTCCGCAATCTGTAGTAAAAGATAGAGTTTCATCGGTTTATTAATGGTTCGAATCCATTAATCCCTCCGAAAGGTGGGGATTAATTCAAAACTCTCCTTAAATTTCTCAGATTTTTATTAAATGGGGTGTAGCTCAGAGGCAGAGCAAACGGCTGTTAACCGTTAGGTCGAGATTTCGATATTCTCTACCCCAGCAAAATAAATTGTGTCTGTAGTATTAAATAGGATAAAACCCCGGACTGTTAATCCGTCAGATGAGAGTTCGAATCTCTCCAGGCACGCTGGAACTTTTTTGTACTTTTTCTTGAATATATAAAATAAAACATATATGCCAAGAAGAGAAAAAAAGTATAATTTCATTTATAAAACAACTTGTTTTTTAACTAAACGATATTATTATGGAATGCATTCTACTAATAATTTAAAAGATAATTATTTAGGAAGTGGATCTGAATTAAGTAAATCTATTAAAAAATATGGAAAGGAAAATCATATAATAAAAAGATTAGAATTTTTTGATAACAGAAAAAAACTTAAAAAAAGAGAATCTAAAATCATAAATGAAAGTTTATTACAAGATCCTTTATGTATGAATTTATCTAAAGGAGGAACTGGTTCAAATTATGCATGTGATCTTGTTACTGTAAAAGATAAAGATGGAAATAATTTCGATGTTTATAAAAATGATCCAAGATATTTATCAAGAGAGTTAGTAGGAATAAATAAAGGAATGGTTTTAGTAAAAAATAATGATAAAATAATAAGAATTTCTATTAATGATCCAAGATATTTATCTGGAGAATTAAAGCATATATTTAATAATACAATTGTTGTAAAAAATAAAATTGGAAAAATATTAAGTGTAGATAAAAATGATCCAAGATATTTATCTGGAAAATTAGTTGGAGTAACTAAAGGAAGAATTTTAGTAAAAGATAAAAATGGAAATAGATTTTATGTATTAAAAAATAATTTAAGATATTTAAATAAAGAATTAAAATATTTTTGGGTTGGTAAAAAACATTCTGAAGAAACAAAAGGAAAAATAGGATTAAAAAACTCAATAAAACAAAAAGGAAAAAAAAATTCTCAGTTTGGAACTTGTTGGATAACAAATGAAACAAAAAATAAAAAAATTAAAAGAAATGAATCTATTCCAAATGGATGGAGATTAGGTCGAAAAATAATAAATTAAAAATCATTATTATGGAATTTAAATTAGAAGATAAGGAATTAGAAGATGCAGAAAAATTTATTAAATCTCAGAGAAAGAAAGATAATAGTATGCCTACTGCTGGAGAAAGGTGGACATATTTATTTACACCATCAGGATTAGGAACAGTTGTTTATATTAAAGATGAATTATTAGGTGATACAAAGAATGTTACTAATTGGGATTGGTGGTAAATTAGACACGGAAAACAACTAGCTTCTATATGATAGCAAAATTGTAGGCTTTAAAATAACTTATCTAGATTGGCCGTTTAGATAAATTGGGGGCGCATGTACCAAGGCTTTGGCGAATTTGACTTGCACTCAGATTGGGAGGGTTCGATTCCCTTCGCTTCCACTTTATGAAAAATGTAAAGCGTTGCCGTAATGAGAAGATGGTTTCGAATCCAGTAGAATGGTAGGTCTTTGCGTAGGTTCAAATCCTACCCTTTACATTTTTTAAAATATTGCGGGGTGGAGCAGTGGTCAGCTCGTTAGGCTCATAACCTAGAGGTCGGGGGTTCGAATCCCTCTCCCGCAACAATTATTATCGGAAGATAATGTTACATCAGAAATAAAGTTCGAACATAAAAGCTGATGTTAGCGACGTAGCTCAGATGGCCAGAGAGCACCAGCCTAGCTGGGGGGCGGAGGTTCAAGTCCTTCCGTCGCGACAAAATATTGCGGGTTAGTGTAGTGGCCGACACACCGGGCTCATAACCCGGAGAGAGTTTTCTCCTTTGCGTCAGTTCGAATCTGTCACCCGCTACTAAGTATCTTATGTTCCGAAAGGAGACCGCTTCGAGCATAACATCCAAATTGCCATTCGGTTTGGTTGCATAAGTTTTAGGGTCTGTAGCTCAGTTGGTAGATGCACCTGCCCTTTAAGCAGGGGGTCGTGGGTTCGAACCCCACCAGGCTCACTAAATAAAATAATTATGGAATTAGTAATAAGACAAGCAACAAAAATATTACTAACTATTCCTCCTTATCATGAATTATATGAAGCGGGAATAAAAGATTGTGCATTACAATTTAGTAGAAATACTGATGATTTAGATTTATCTTTAATTTATAGAAATAAAAATAAAGAAACTATTAAAGGATTTGATAATATAATAGATAAACTTAAAGAAATAAAAAATGAAAAGAAATCTTTATTTTAAAAAAGATGGAATTCTTTTTGCAGATGGTTATATAAGAATAGTTCATGGAGGAAGAGGAGATTATATTGAACTTACAAAAGAACAAATTAAAGTTCCATTAAAATCTCATTTTAATCAAAAATTACCAAAAGAACTATCAAATGAAGAATTTTGCTATTATTGGTTAGAATCAGAAAATAGAGAAGAAAAAATATATTGGCAGTGTAATTTAGTAAATTATGCTGATTATAAAAGAAATTTTTATTATATTAGCCCTAAATTATTAATGTCATTTGATAACAAAGAATTGTTTTAGGGGATGTAGCTCAGTGGTTAAGAGCTTCTGTTTAACGAGCAGAGAGTCGGGGGTTCGATTCCCTCCATCCTCACTAAATTATAATACAATGAAAAAAAATATTATTAAACCTATAAATTGTAAATTAAGTAAAACAATGAAAGAACATATTGAAATGAAAGAACATATTGATAAAATGTTTTTTAAATACGCAACAAAAATGTTAATGATACCTAAAAAATATTTTAATTAAAATTAAAAAAATGAGTAAACTTACAAAACATGAAAATTATAAAGTAGCTGTTGTTATTGATGGAAGTTCTTTTATATCTGCAGAAGATGGAATACTCCATGAAACAATTAAAGATGATGAAGTTCTACTTTATATTAAATCTAAAGATGGTAAAAAAGAAGTAAAAATAAAAATT